GCTTGCCCAATAATATTAGTGCCTATTTTAACAGTTACAGTATCCCAGGCAACTGTGGTTATTCCAGATGAAACTATAGATATATTTCCTGCAACATATATATAGTTTGGATTAATATTTATTATGGGGGACCAGTGAGAGGTTCTGTTTTTATCTTCAGACACAACCCTATATCTAACATCGTATTTTCCAGTTATACTATTTATTGTTGGAAGGTTGTCTTGACTAAGTTTAATTTTTTTAATAACTTCATTGGCCATTATGTTACCCCAATTGAAAATCTAAACTCAATATAATTGCTTGTGTTAGGAGACTTTATAATAGTTTCCGCTTCATCTGTTTTTATTATAGAATACCCAGTTAATCCATACAGTGGGTTAATAGTTGCAACATTTTCTAAACGCATGGCATCAAGAGCAACATAATAGTCTGCAGATGGAGATCCGCCATCAATCACACATGCATATATTTTTACAACAGTAACAGCATCCCAAGTAAAGTTAGGACTTGTATACAGTTCTTGTAATTGTTTCGATACTACAAAATATCGATTAGAAGAAAAATCTTGAACTAGCTCTGGATTACCAGATGTCCCATGATTAATCTCTACTTCAAATTTTGCAAATTCTCCACCCTCAGCATCCGTAGACGCAAAGTCAACCAATACTCTAACTGTGTCTGGTATTGATATAGAATCTCCATTTTTATTAATTACAGAAAACGCTAACCTTAACTCATCAATTGGTGAATTTTTTGTAAAATCTACATTAGCTCCAGTTAAATGAATGTGGTTTGATCCAGACTCAATGACAAAATGATCTTCTGTTGGTCCGCTATCTTCACTTACTGTTAAGTTTGAATCATCGCCTTGTATAAATATAATATTATTTAAAAATCTACATCTTTCATACCTGTTTACACGAGATGGTTTATAGAAAATTGAGTTATCTGCATTTGATTGAAAGACTGGGTTTATTGTAGCAATTACATTATCATCTTCTGGATCATCCAATGGTGATGAAATAATTGGTATTGCTACGGCTGATGCTTCAGTGTGATATTGCCAATTTTCCGTATTAGTAAATGCAAAAACATTTTTACTATCATATGCCCCAGCAGATGGATTAGAACCTGCAGAAAATATTCCAACCTCAGATATCTCGTATCTTTCTTCTGTTGGAAGTTCTGCAGTTAATACAATTTTATTAATTCCGTTTTCATTTACAAAACCTCTAGAAGATATTGGAACCCTAAACATTTCAAAATCTAAGGATTCTTTGGTAGAAAAATCTTCAGCGGTATCGGCTATATCTAATGGTGTTGGGCCACAACCTACAGCAATGTATGATGCATAGGCTGGTGCCTGACCAAGCATATATTTTCCTATTAGAGCTTTGCCAGTATTAGTTATCATGATTCAATATCTCCAAATTCCGCTTCATATATTGTAGCACTTACTGTAACTTCTACCTCAATTTGCTCGTCACTTTCCATATTAACTGTTTCTATAACTAGGTTTCCTGTTAAATTTTCTAGATATACGTTAGATCCGCTAGGCCCATTGCCGTTGTTTGGAATTTTATTTTCAAGCTTTATAGAAAAATTAGAAAAATACTTGTCAGAGGTATTTTGAATTCCTAAAATATTATTTTGGTTGTATTGTTGCTGTATTGATGAAAGATTTTTAATAGGCTGATAAGAAACCTGCTGTCCATTTATTATATCATTTCTTGCAATATTTATTAGTTCCTGACCACCAATATCTTCAAGAATTAGATTAAACATTTTGTCAACTGAGACTGAGTTGTCATCAAACAAAATAGTGTCTATGGGGGCAGTTTTAATAGCGGGCTTGCTTAAAGTGACAACTGGTAGTGATGCAGTGTTTGGTGTTGCAGCTACTACCGTTTCTTGTTTTGCTACCACCAATGCTTTAGCTGTTGTTGTTGTTTTTAAACCAGTATCGCCCTTGTCTACTGCAGAACTACCGCTAATGCCAAAAATTCTTTTTTCTGTTTCAGTTAAATCAGTATTCTGAACTGGTGCAGTGTTAGTATTTTGTTTAACAACTGCTGGGGGTTTTTCATAACCTTTGGCAGCATTTGGCCTAGCGAATGCATCAAGATATTCAAAATCCATATTACACCTCGCTCAAATACACTGACATGTTGGGGCCATCATTATTTCTTGTATACTCTATATTATATACCACAAATCTATCTGTATCAGAAGATATAAGATTTAAACCAGAAGAATCTTTATAGTCAAGAGTTACAATATCTCCAAGTTGCAATGTTGGTATTGCAAACATGTCAATCCCGATTGACTTTTTAGGTTTCATCAATTTGTTTATAATCCAACCCATTAATGCATTTGCGTCATCATCTGTTTGAATATATAAGCTTTCTATTGAGAATTCATTTTTACCATAGATCATTCTGCTTTGTCTTATTTCATCATATTTTAATTTTTCAAGAAGAGGAGAATATATTAACGAGTCCCCTTTAAACTCTGGGTCTGACAAATTTCCACGTTTTTTAAAATAATCATCAACCGTTAGCTCATGAGTAGTATCTTGAGTAAATGTTATGCCTTGAATTCTTAAATAGTTACCAGTGGTTTCATCTAAACTTAGAGCCTTGTCTGTGGAGTTAAATATTAAAAATTCTGCTCCGTAAGAATCTGCTTGAAAACCAGAAACTGAATACCCTTTGATTCTATTAAATGTAGGAGAAATTTGAGAATAAAGTGCTGGGTATGCTCTATCATATCTTATATCAAAGTATGCACACTCTCTCATAATTGATCCAAACTCTTCAAAATACATATTGTATTTTGGTGGTTGCTGAGAACTTAACCCAGAAAAATATGTGCTTTTTACCATTCCACTCATTCCATATTTTCTATAAGATTCACTGTCGCTAACTTCTACATCGGATAAAGATGATCCTAGCGTTTCTCCAGTTGCAAAAGATAAATTTGCTGGATTATGGGATAGTGCAAAAATATTTTCAAACATACATCTTGAGGATCCACGAGTAAACAAAGCCATATTGTTATAAATTGGCAAAGGATCTTTATCATCAACTATCTGAATTAACTTATTATTAATATATAAATAAAACCTTCTAATTTTTCCAATGTCTTGATACTCTACTGAAAGATCATAAACTGTTGGATTTTCTTCTCCAGCCATTCTATACTGACCAGTAAATCTTCCATCATCAACAATAATTTTTGAAAGACCTCCCCAAAGTTTTACTGGTATTGCATTTGTATTTGACGAGTCTTTTTTAATTTTATAAAAAACAATATTGTTAATTGATATTTGTGATTGGCCTTGATTATTTGTTTTAAGATAAGATTCAATATTGTCTTCTGTTAAAGCAACAATTTCAAAATAGTATCCATTGTTGGTTTCTGGATTAAGAAGAACTGCTAGTCCTCCAGAACCACCACCGATACTTATATTTTGATTTGGCTCAGTACCGCTAACCTGGAAATATGGCGTACTTCCTATTGGTGTTTGTGTGCGTGTTTCGTTATTTTCAATTTTGCCAACAATACGCATTCTTGTTCCAAAGTTTTTATAGGAACTATCTAACTCTTTATATACATAAGAAACTAAATTAATTGGTGTTTGTGTTGGGCCAAATGATGGTCCATTCATTACTAAAGCAGATGACTGTATTGTTCCAGACTGTGTTGATTTTAAATTATTAACCTGTGTTTCAGTTAAATAATTTGTAGCCATAAAGTTTTTTATAATACCACTTCTAGTTGTTTGAGTTGCTAATGGGTTGTTTACTCCTGCAGGACCAGTCGTTGTGTTTGGCAGTGTAACTTCAGAGTCTAGAGTTGTAGTAAATAAATACTGTGCTTGCATATCACATCCACGAACATATGTGTTATCTGACCAATAACTATTTATTCCAGCAGTATGTTGTGCTATAGATGTTCCAAATTGACCACGACCATGTTCTAAAACATCTCCATTTTGCAGTCTAGTTATTCCATCAACAGTCTCATAAAATGGAACAGAGTAAATTCTTATTAATCCTGTTGGATATATTTTTCCATTAAATGGCAATGATTGAAAATAGTTTTGATATTCTTGGTTGCTGCTAATCCAGACATTTCCAACACCAGTTATATTAAACTCTGCTGCATCATATTTTATAATTTCACCATTTGAATAAAAATATCCTTGATACCTTGTTAGCCAGTAAGCATTTTCTCCAAGATCAATAATGTTATTTGTAACAACATGGTTTACAACTGATGGTGCAGAACCATTTAGGTCTGAATTAATTGGCATTGCGCCTAAAACATAATTACCTTGTTTTGATGCAACTTCATTTATTGTTTTTGTTGACTCAGTTCCAGAAACTTCCCATAGTAGTGATGGTTTATATATCCATGTTTTATCTCTATCAATCATGCTTGATTGACGAATGTTTCCATAAGATCTTTGAATGTATCTTGTTGTCTAATTTATTTTTCCATCATTATATATTTTTTTATCT